TTAGATGGCATATAAGGGAAAATATCAACCTTCCAATCCAAAGAAATACAAAGGCGACCCAACCAATATCATTTACCGCTCTCTTTGGGAGCGCAAGATGATGAGATATTGTGACTTGAATGAAAATATTTTGGAATGGCAGTCAGAAGAATTTTGTATTCCTTATCGCTCACCAATAGACAATAGAATTCATAGGTATTTCCCAGACTTCTTTATCAAGTATAGAGATAGTGATGGGAAGATTAAGTCCTCTTTGATTGAGGTTAAACCTTTGAAGCAAACTACACCTCCACCAAAACCAAAGAGACAAACTCAAGGTTACATTCGTGAAGCATATGAATATGCAAGAAACCAGGCAAAGTGGGAAGCAGCAAAAGAATGGTGTCTTGATAGAGGTTATGAGTTTAGAGTTTTTACAGAAAAAGAACTCGGTATTAAGTAATGCCAAGAAAGACCGTCAAAGAGCAAAAACAGAAAAGACCTACGGATACTGATACTAACCGTAATCGTATCCGTGAGGTCACTGATAATCTTGTCGGAAATGAAGACCCAGATGATATTATGATGGAGTTGATGGAAGCTCTGAAAGATTCTGAAGTTTCCCCATCTAATGTTGAATCTGGTAAGTATTATATCTTTGTTTATAATCCCAAGACACCATTTGTTCAATACGACCAAAATCCATTAGTTGCCGTAACTGATATATTTCAGTGGGGTTTTCGTGGCATCAACTTTCATTGGTCTACTAGAACAAGTCAACCAACCAGACAATATACTCTGACTGAGGTTGCTGGTGGTGTTTATGAGGTATATGCTTCTGAGTTAAAAGACTTGAGAGCACTACCTTTTGCCAACTTCCGTCTAAATAGTTAGAAAAGCGTATAATGGCTGATCCATCCAGTAATCCTTCATTTGGTGTAGTAAGTGCTGATAATCAAGCACTTACTGACGCTGGTAGTTCTTTATCTGGACAGGGTACATTAGCAAAAGAAGGTGTCCTTCCTGGTATTGGTTCCAGAAGTGCATTAGGTCCAAAAGTATTTCACTATAGATATCCCCTCAAAAGAATTGAAGGTGGGTCGGATTATCTTTCTATAAGTATATTGGATTATGAGCCGGTAGGATTAAATATCAAATCAGTTATTAAACAAGAAGTAGTAAAAGATGATCAAGGAAAAGAAACTGATCAAGTGAAGTATACTCAGGTTAAAGATGCAAATGCTCTAAATGTTTCTTCTATAACAGCAAGAGAAAGATTAAAAAAACAAGGTAAAAACATAAACGGATTTATATATCTTCCAATACCACAAAATATTCAAGATGTAACATCTGTTACTTGGAGTGAGGATAGTTTAGATCCTTTGTCTGCTTTTGGTCTTTCTTTTGGTGCTGATGCTCTCAAAAATCCTGGAGAGGCAGTTAGAGCTTATCTAAATCTAGCTGGAAATAAACTTGGCGAACTTTCTAAAAGTGGTCCTGCTCAGCAGGCATTGATTGCCGCAATTTCTGGACAAGCATTAGGAACTTTGGGTGGTAATGTTAGTGCTTCTGGTCTTGTTGCGAGGGCAACAGGTCAAATATTTAATCCAAACACTGAGTTGTTGTTTAATGGAGTTAATCTTAGGTCCTTTAGTTTCTCATTCAACTTTGTTGCAAGAAGTACAAGAGAAGGACAAGAGATTAAGCAAATTATCAGAACTTTGAAAAAGTCTATGATACCAACCAATAACTCAACTAATGGTGCAACCAGTGGTGTTTTTATTGGAAGTCCAAAAGTATTCCAACTTGAATATAAAAAGGGTAATGCTCCTCATCCATTCTTGAATCGTTTTCAACCAATGGCACTAACTAATGTTGCTATGAATTACACTGGGTCAAATACTTATGCAACTTATTGGGATGGCACACCAGTTCATATGACGATGCAACTTGACTTCCAAGAACTCAACCCAATCTATACTGAAGATTATGATACTGATGATGGACAAATCGGAGTAGGTTACTAATGTCTTATTTCAGAGAGCTACCAGACTTATACTACCAGTCACCACTATCAACTCGCAATACTTCTACTGAGTATGTAAGAGTCAAGAATCTTTTCAGAAGAGTCAAACTTCGTGATGACTTGCAGAATGTATTTACACTCTTCAATAAGTATGAAATCCCTGAAGGGTCAAGACCAGAGTTGATAGCAGAAGAACTTTATGGATCTGCAGAATTAGATTGGGTTGTCTTACTTACTGCAGGTATTGTGAATGTAATTGACCAATGGCCTCTTTCAAACAGAGACTTATATGTCTATGCAGAGAATAAGTATGGTAATGAGTTAAACTCTGTGCGTTTTTATGAAACCACTGAAGTTAAAGATTCTAGTGGGAGATTAATTCTTCCAAAAGGAAAGATTGTATCCTCAAACTTCACTATTCCTAATCCATCTAATCCTCTGACAAACTTAAATCCAGTCACAGGAATCTCAAACTTCGAATATGAAGTTAGAAAGAATGAAGATAAGAGACTTATCTATATCTTAAAACCAGATTATCTGCAAGCATACATTGGCGATATGAGAAGAATTATGCATTATGAGAAGTCTTCTCAATACATCAATAGAAGACTTGCTGCTACAGAAAATACTAGAAACACCTCACCACAATAGGTCGAGATTCTTATCAAACATCATAACGTATCGGTGCTTGCGGGAGCGGTCTTTCCATTCTCCCTCAGCACCTTTTATTTTGCCGCGTGAATGCTTGGTGCCGTCTGCGTAATAGAAGTCTTTTTTAGCATCTGTAAGCCCACAATATTTAAAGTTACAAGCGCGATAAATTGTGCCGCCATGAAAATCGCTATCAGCGTAAGATATGATGGCTCTGACTCTTGTGTCTTTGCGTAGTTGTTTGATGCATCTTGATACAAACCACGATGTAATATTGTACTCATCTTGTTGTGTGTCAGGGTGGATGCAAAGTCGTGAAAGCTCAAATAATCCTTCTTGCTCATTCCTCTCTAAACCAAATGCTCCTTGTGCAACTTCTGGAACAGGGAGACCCGTAAAGATACAGACTCCCTGAATGCCACCGATATTCAGTGGACTAAAATCATTAGACTTGTAGAGTCCGTAGTTATAACCTGACTTGAAACCTTTTGAAAAGTCCTTAAGATAATGAAACCGCAGAAGTAACTCTGCGGCTTCGGTCTTACTTACTCTGTCGATATAATAGTCAGTTTTCACTTGAATAGTAAGTTGAAATATGCTGCGACCACAAGAAGGGTCAAGCAGATTTGATTATACTTCACTCTTCGGCAAGACGTGCGAAGTAGGACAGGGTATCGTCATCTTCGTCTTCGTCGGAAGAGGAGGAAACAGTGCGGGTGGGTTGCAAAGAGTTCAGTTCACCACGAAGATCTTCGGTGAGTTCACGGGAAGAACCACGGGTGTACTCTTCCTCTTCACCCTCGTCGGGATCTTGGAAGCGAGGAGTGCCCTTATTACCAAGCACATAGTCAAGACGCTTCTTCAGAGTGTCATAGTCCTTGAACTGGTCTGCAGCAACCAACTCTGCAAGGGAGTATTGGCGCTTCCAGATTGCTTCCATAGCATCATCGTCGTCCAGCAGTGCATCAGGACGGGCAAACTCGGAAGAATCATAGTTACGATAACCAGCAACGTTCTTTGCCTTCAGTTTGAAGTTAGCACCCTGCCAGAAGTCAAACGGATCGATTGCTTCCTCGTCTTCAAACTCAGGTTGCATGGCAGCAGTGAGTTTGTCGAAGATCTTCTTACCAAACTTGAAGAGGAAGACTTTACCTTCGTTGGCAGGATTAGCAGGGTCCTTCACCACATAGATGTTTGCAATGTAAGTCAGTTTGCGCTTCTGCTTGCGTGCTTGTTCCTTACCAGCATCGGTGCCGTTATTCCACAGCATCGTATTGTGCTCAGACACAGGGTCCTTCTGACCCAGAGTCGTCAAGGAGTTCTCAATATACCAACCACCAGGACCTTGGAAGGCGTGACTGTAAAGTTTCACAAAGGGAAGGTCCTCACCTTCGGGAGCAGGCAGGAAACGGATAACGGCATAACCATTGCCGCTCTTATCACACTCCAGTTTCCAGAGACGGTCATCACCACTAGAACCGCCGTTGTTATTCATTTTTTCGACTTCCTTGACCAGTTTTGCGGTCAGGTTGCCAAGCTTAGATTGCTTCTTAAGGTCTGCGAAAGACATTTGGATTACCTCGGATTGATTTGGATTCGGGGGATTTACTCGGATAGTATAACAAAGATTCCCTCAGTCGTCAAGATATTGCTTGAGGGATTCGATTGTTTCATTCATACTGTCGAATAAAACTTGCATATCAGTGTCTGGTGGGAATCCCATCAGGGCAACTGATTTGCGAAGGTTCTCTTTCATTTCGACCGCTTGAGGATCGTCTGAAAGGGACAACCTAGTATACATGATCCTTTGCTTTTCTAGCAAGGTCTGTAACTTTTCAACGTGCTCCATTTTGGTCTCATTATCCATTCCACCAAAGGTCAGGATACTGCCATAGATTTCTTCCTGAAGATTGTTAATCTCAGTTAGTTCGTCTTGAATAATATCGGATTGAAAAAACTCACTCATTGATTATAGACCGCAAAATCTTACGATAGTTGAACACATCAATATTTATGAATGGACTATATTTTTTTAGTTTCAAACTTACGGATTCCCACACTGGGTCCAAAAGTTTCTTATCAAACGTGTTCCCGAACAGGAATATTTTATCATATATCACTAGAGTCTCTAATGAAATTGTCCCACTCAGGAACTTTTTAAGAACGGTTGGATGACCTTTCGAACAGTCGAAAACACTCTCTAATTCGTTCTCCAAGAACAATTCGTTGCTTTGCTCTTTGAACAAGTAACTCAAACTCTGCTGTCTTTTCATCCACTCGGCGTAGTTTCTTTCGCCAGAATTGATAATTTCTCCAATCCATAGGTTTTGCGGGTTGTCGGTGGCAGTGAAATTAGATACTAAAAAATCTACGACTTCTTTATCAGAATACTTTCGGGAAGTCTTTTCGAACCAGTATTTATCCTTTCGTTTGTTGAAAGAAGTCACACTGGCACGGGTCTTCGCGCCGTATTTAAAGAAGTCGTATTTGGGATTTGTGAAGTGATTTTTTAACGATAGGTAATGTTGATAAGTTTCAAAAGGTGACATAA